TGCTGCTGCTGTAGCTTCTGCTGCTGCTTGAGCGGCGTTAGCCTTTGAAGTAGCGTCTGCTGCTGCTGTAGCTTCTGCTGCTGCTTGAGCGGCGTTAGCCTTTGAAGTAGCGTCTGCTGCTGCAGTTAAAACTGAAGCTGCGTCGCCTGATACTCTAAGTGCTGCTTCTGCTGCTACCTTTGTTGTAGCATCTGTTGCTGCTGCAGTAATTGCTGCTGCCTGAGCTGCGTTAGCCTTTGATGTTGCGTCAGATGCTGCGGTTGCTTCTGCTGCAGACTGTGCTGCTGCTGCTGAACCTGCTGGATCAAATACGCCAGATTTTACGGAGAGTTTTCCTGCTCCATTTACTTCAAGTTGTGTAGCCTCTACGGACTTTACAAGAGTTGCTCCACCAACAAGATTCAGAATATAATTATCTGCACCTGTTTCTGTAAGTATGTTTTGGCCATTAATTGTACCCGTTGTACCTTCTACAATTAAGCCTTGTTTAATTCTAAAGTTCTTATTTACTGTTGCCATTTGCAACCCCCTTGTTAAGCTTTAAGCGCAGTTCTGTAATATCTAGCAGTTACGCTAGCGGCTACAGGAGTTACGCATAAACCAATTATACCTGAATTTTCTTCAAAAGTAACAGAAGCAAGCGTATTATTTGTATTAGAAATAATGTTTGATTCTGCTACGTTTATGTTTGTACCATCATTCAAAACCACTAGAGATGAAGAAACGTATTCACTACCTCTTGTAATCTGAAGTTCATATTTTACTGTTCTGTATACTGCTTTTGAAAAAGTATCAATTGTTGTTTTGTTTTCTATGCCGTTTATAACAAGATCATTATTACCTTCAAGACCGAAAAGAATATCTCCAGTGTCTGTAGTATTTTGAAGTGTTGTAACAGCAGTAGAAAGCTCTGAGACTTTGTAGTCTAATGAATCTGGATCTGTAGATCCATCTATACCAACCTTTGTCTGTATTGCTTCTAGAGCATCATTGATGTCTGTGTGAAGCGCTGCGTGACCAGATAAAGAATCTGTTGCTGACGGATTATCTAGGTTGTCTAATGTTGTTGGAAAATCTGTTGCCATGTTGCCTCCATGCGGTGTAACCTTATCTAATTATATCTTACCTTTTTTTATAATCACCATTTTTTTAATGGACATTCTGCATATTTTATAGTCGACTTAACTTTCATAATACAGCCGCATTCTTTACATTGTGTTGTAAGACTTATAAACCTTGTGCAATTCCTACATATGCTCATTCTTAAACTAGATTCTTCTTTAGATACATACTCTGTTTTAGGGTTTAATATATCCCATGGCATTGCTTTTTTTTCCATTAGTATCTAAATCCAAATCTAGGTGGTGAAGTTGCTGGAAAGTGTGGAGGAAAAAATGGTGGGAAGTGTGGTGGTGCTCCGAATCCTGGGAATCCTCCGAAGTATGGTGGGAAGAATGGTGGGAAGTGTGGTGGGAAGAATGGTGGGAAGTGTGGTGGGAAGAACGGTGGGAAGAATGGTGGGAAGTGTGGTGGGAAGAATGGTGGAAAGTGTGGTGGTGCAGATATTGGAACGCATTCTTCAAATCTTTCTGAGTATGTATATCCTTCAGGACATATGTTAGATGGGAAGTACGGTGGGAAGAACGGTGGGAAATGTGGAGGTGAAAACACGGCGCATGCTGCATTTGCGGCGGCAGACAAAGCTGCTGAAGCTGTAGACCTATATACTGTGTAGCTTGAAGTTCTACTTCCTGAAGTAAATGAATCTGCTGGTATTGATGATGCAGTAAATGGTCCAGATACAGCTGGTGCCGAAACGTACTCTCCGCTTTGAACATCACATATAGATGTTCCTCGATAATACTCTACAGCAATTGGTTCTACATATCCGCAATCTGTGGAATTAAAAGTCCAATAAATAGTTCCTTGATAAACTTTATCTCCATAAGTAGGAGATCCAGTACAATCTCTATAAATATTTTGAGCAACTCCATTTAAATAATATTGTTCTCTGTACCCATAAATTGGTCTAGACCAAGTCATCTTTGTTGTTCCAGTACAGTCATATCCATAATCAGTTCCGTTGTTGTATTGTGTACATGGACCCCATGATGCTACTGGGGCTGGGGCTGATGGGACTCTAGAATTTGATGTTGCAGTTGCTGATCCTGCGCTATTGCTTGCAGTAACTATACATCTAATTGAAAATCCATCTAGGTATGATGGGGTTGTTATTGAAGAGCCAGTTCCTATATTTATCCAAACTGATCCCTGGTCATTATACTGCCATTGATAAGAGTAAGATGTTGGGCTATTATTCCAAGTTCCAACACTTGATACTGACCAGTCTCTATTTGATCCAGATATAACTGGTGAGCCACCAGCCCATGTTGGCGCAATAACTGTTGGTGGTTTAACAACTGATTGAGCTGAGTTGCTGCTTGCCACTGGTGTAGTTAAAGTTAAATCGGTTAACAAAAGTTGTACGGTACATGATATTGCTTTGTTGTCATAAGCTGTTGTGTCATAAAGATTAATTGTATCTGATTCATATATAAATATATCATCTATTGGTGAGCCATCTGCAAACCATTCATATAAATATGAATATATTGATGAAGTGTTTGTCCATGTTCCAGGTGTTGCAGAAAATACTCTTCCATTAGATGTAGAAACTGTTGGGGCTACTGTATTTACTGGTTTTGGTACTGCTGGGTAATTAATTGCAAGTCCAGGAGAAGAGCTCCAAGATGTTTCATCAAATCTTGGCGCAGTTCCATTTATTGTTATTGTAAATGAGCCAAATGATGTACCTCCTACTCCAAACTCTTGAATAGTATATGAGGTTACGTTAGCTCCTCCATTCATAAAGCTACCTGCGTATGAAACTCCATTATTATATATAATCCAAGATGTTGGCTGTATTAAATTTAATGACCAATTTAATGTTGCGCCAAGAATGCTTTGCCCAGTCATTGTAGTTGTTACTGATGGCTTATTTGGCTTTAGGTCATTAACTGATCCATTTTTACCATAGCCCGTTACTGTCATTCCACTCACATTGGAAGTGTTTAAAGGACTAATTAACAGGCCAATAGTCCCATCAGCATTACCAGTATCAAAGGTATATGTGTTTACATCTCCAAGACGATTTACTTCTGTAAATTGAACTTCTGGTCCCTGATATTGTAAATAGAAATCATTTGCGCCAATTGGTTTTACCCAATCAATCTTTACAACACCGTTTTCTACAACTGTTACAGTTAGGTTGGTTAATTTTTGTGTGGCAATAAGAGGTGTTGGTAATGTATATACTGGCTCTCTATTATCTCCATATTGATTAGTTGCAGTAACTTTACATCTTACTACATAGCCAACATATTTAAGCGTTCTATTTGAATTCCACTCATCTTCATTTAAAAATAATGAATTTTCTGTTTTACCAGGAATATCAGACCAATTTAATGTAGAGAAAGAATGTGGGGCTTTTTGCCACTGGTACTTATAAGATGTTGGAGAATTATCCCATGTTCCAGTTGAGACAGATATGGTTTCTTGTGCTCCATATAAATAATTGTCTGGCTGTAGTGATATTACTGGTAATACTTTGTTTATTGGGGTAACTTCTGTTACTGGTTTCCAAGCTGTACCGTCATAAATAAAAATGCGCTGAGCATCATTCCAGGTAATCCCGTCATGAATCTTTATTTTTTTGAAGGGATTCCATGAGGAACCATTCCAAATATTTAGCGGCATTTAATCTCCTATCAGTATTGTATGTAAATATCTCCAGCTACGGGGCTCACTATAGAAGGTGTTTCTGATGTTCCGTATGCGATTTTGTTTTGTACATTTGGTGAAGATAGATTTGCATACCCACCCAATGTTATTGATTCTCCCAAGTTTACAGTATTACCGTTTAATTCAACATAAGAATTTTCTATTTTGCTATTTGGAATTGATCCAGTTAATGCTGAGCTTGGTATTGATGAATCTGCAAAAGTAACATTCGCATTAGCAAATGAAACTGTTCCTGCAAAAGCTGGGCTAATTAATGTTGCGTATAAGGAAAGGTCTACTGTTGCCCATGATGCAGATGATCCGTTTGTTGTTAAAAATTTACCACTATTGTCTAATTGACTTGGTAATGTATTTATTCCAGTTACTGTTGCATTAGTAAAGTCTACAGTTCCAGAAAATGATGGAGAAGCAAGTGGTGCTTTAAGCTCTAAATCGGATTGAGATCCTTTTAAATCTAAAGCAGCTTGAGTTGCTGTTGAGATAGGTTTGTCTAAATCGCTAGTATCATTAACATTTCCAAGACCAACCATTGATTTTGTTATTCCAGAAACAGTTCCTGTAAATGTAGGATTTGCAATTGGTGCCTTTAATGCAACATTAGTAATTGTTTCATATGTTGTTGCCGCATCCGAAGAATTTAGCTTATTGCCAACTACTGTAGTTAAAGAATTAATTACATTAGCATCATCTCCAAGTGCTGCAGAAAGCTCAGCAATTGTATTTAGTGCTGCAGGTGCAGTACCAACAAGTGCTGCAATTGCATTATCTGCGTATAGCTTTGTTGCGATTGTGTCTGGTATAACTGACTCTAGTATTTTGCTAGTTGAATCTAAACCTGCGTAACCATTTTGCTGGTTTCTTAATGAGTCAAGAACATAATCTCCAAGAGAGTTTTCTATATTAGTAACATCTGTATTTGTATCAGCAATCATGTCCATTAAAAATGTTCTTAATTCATCATCTGCTGTTTGTAGAGCTGCTACTCTTGAATTAATTGTTGGGGTTAATGCTGCAATTGCCCTAGGGTTTGTAAAATAAAGGTTTGTTCCTTCTGGTAGGTTGGTAGTAGAAGTTATTACGCTTCCGCCGCTTCCCACTGGTATTGCTGCTATTGCTGCCACAATATCTGGTGCGACTGCATCTTTAGCTCTTTGTGCTGTAAAATAAAGTCTGTTTCCTTCTGATATATCAGAAGTTGTAAGATCCATAATTTCAGCTTGTATTGCAATGTTTCTATTTATAACTTCATTACCTATAGCTGTGCTAATTGCAGTATTTCTGTCACCGACTTCTTGTGTAATCGCTGTTGATACAGCAGTGTTAATTGCAGAAGTTGTATCTGTTAAAGCTTGATTAACTTTAGTTGTTGCGTCATTTGATGCTGTGCTTATTGCTTCTGATTTTGCAGTTGCAATTTTTCCTTCAGCATTTAATATTGCTGCATCTTGTGCTGCATTGGCCTTTGTTGTTGCATCAGTTGCTGCAGCAGATATTGCTGCAGCTTGTGCTGCATTGGCCTTTGTTGTTGCATCAGTTGCAGCAGTTGTAGCTATTCCTGAAACAATTGAAGCATTTGCTGCTACTGCTCTTGCATCAGTAAAGTATTTGTTAGATCCTTCTGCTAAGCTTGTTGTGGTTAATGCTGCTATAGCGGCAGCAACTTCACCAGAAACTGAGTTCTGATTAGGGAGTTGCGACGTAGGAATTTTACCAGAGGAGTCAAGAGTTGCTGTACCATTTGGCTCACCTGGTTTAAATGCATAAGACGATATAGAATTCCACCTTGACCCATTACCAATCTTAAATTTATTTGTATCTGACTCTATACCAATTTCTCCAGAAAGAAGAATTGGATTGTTTAATACCCAATTTGATGCGGTATCTCTTCTAAGTAATATTCTAACTGCCATTATATTGATGCTCCTCCGTCAAGGATCTCTCCAACAAAATCTGTTGAATCTCCTCCTATAATTAATACGTCTTCTGATTCTCCTTCTGGGGAACCACCGTCAAATAACGTAAGTGTTTCCCAGCTTGGGTTTTCATTAGACAATGAAGGAGTTCCACCTTCTACTCCAACAACTTCTGGAAGTATAACTGCGGGAGATGCAATTTCATTATACTCTAAGAATGTTATTGGATTTTGTATATCAATTGTATGAACCTCACCATCAAATGCATGAGTGTGTCTATAAAATGGAGTAGGGTCTGTACTTGGTGGCGTCAATTCAATCCACTCAGATCCATTGTTTATTCTTAAGTTCTTTGTAAGAACATTAAAATATACATCGCCTTCTTTACCAGTAGATGGATCTACATCCATTGTTAGTAAATTAAGCGCTACCTTCATTTGTCTTGACATTTTATCCTACTACAACCACTTTAAATTCACCAGCTGCTGGTGCAACTGCAAAATCAACCTTTACATTATTAACGTCATGCAGTTTTACATCTGCTTCTACAAGTGAACCAGTTGCTGTATCAAATACCTGAACTGTTACCTCTAATGTTCCAAGCTTATGCTCTACTGTATATGAAGTTTGTGATGTTCCAAGTGTTGTTACTGATTTTCTAGCAATTGAATGGTAGTCTACTCCATTATTTGTAAGTGACCATTTATCTGTTGCTTCATTCCATAAAATTTCAACATCTGCGTCGTCTCCACGCTCTACCATTATTCCAGCGTTTGTAGTTGCAGCTCCAGTTGCATTGCTATTAAGCTTTACCTTGTTATCTTCAATGTTAATCTGTGTGGTATTAACAGAGTTAACTGTTCCAATTACATTTAGGTTTCCGCCAACTTGCAAGTTACCAGTAATTTCAACATTGTCTGGCAAACCAATTGTTACGGCTGCTTCATGACCATTATTTGGTGAAACTGTAATTTCATTTGCTGTTCCAGCAATTGTAGCTACATAATCTCCCGTAGTCTGTGTACTCAAAGGAACAATTAAATCTGCTTGACTTGCAGCAGTTAATCTACCTTGCTGATCTACTGTAAACGTTACTGTCTTTGATGTAGAACCATATGTGCCAGCAGTTACTGCTGTATTGTCTAAGTCTATTGTTGTTACGCCAGTTGTGTCATTATAAGAACGAGTTAATGCAACTCCGCCTTCTACATATTGACCAATAGCATCTTGAATTACTTCTAGAGAACCTGAAGTAGAAATCCACTCTGTTCCATTCCAGAAGTACATGATGTTGTCACCAGTATTGTAGTAAACTTGACCAGATACTGGATTTGAAGGGGCTGCCCCTAAGTTTTGAATTCTAGCATTGAGTAACTCATTCTTGTTGAGATCAATACTAACTAAATATTTTTTTGCCATTTGCTATCTCCCTTTTAGGACAGGTGTGCTGTCCCTGAAAATGGCTGTGCCATTGTCAATGTTATTTTATTAAAGCTATTGTAATCTATTCCTGTTTCCAGTATGTCGCCAGCGCTTGACTTTACAGTAACGTTTGGATTGTATCCTAGATTATGTATTATTTCTACTGAGTATATACCGTTTGTTGGTCCTTGGATTTGGGCAAGCTCCCAAGAAGTTGTTAGAGTTGAATTTGTTAAAATGATGACTTTTGCATCTGCCCAAGAAGAGTCACTTGTCTTTGGTCCAATAAATTTATTTAAGTCAACGTCGTAATAGAAATCTCCAGCCAACCCAAGATTATTGGATGGGTTACCTGATCCATTAAGGATTGTTCTACCTCTTGGTCCTTGTGGACCAGGAGAAGATATTATGAGATTATTTTTTTGTTCTTTAACTATTACTTTGTCAACCATTATATAGTTACCGACCTACTGAGAGTCATAAACCCCTCTAGGAGTTTAATTTTATTCCCATTAGTGTCAATAACCATAATGTCATATGCGGACTTTGGATAAAAAAGTTTGTTTGTTTGTGTTGGGGTAATCTTTACATTCAATGTTCCAGTTGGACCGTTGATTGTAATTCCACCTGCTGGTGATGTAAGTGTGAATGCTAATTTGCTTCCACCCTGAGTATCACGAACCTGTAGTTTAGCCGAAGCACCAGTAAGATCAATAGGCGTTACTTCATCATCTTCAGTATACTGTACCTGAAAGTTAAATGTAGCGTTTTGATCTACTTCGAAATTCTTTTTTACTGCCATTTGCCATAGTCTCCTAAATAGGAATACTCCTGTACCAATTTTAGCACAGGAGTATTTCTAATCGACTAATTACTTAGTTGGGGACTTGAAACCAAATTCTTGGTTGCTTGGGCTTAATGCCTTTAGGATTACGGGTGCAACTGCTGCAAATCCGCCCATCAAAAGGTCTCTTGGACTTGTATTTCCAGTCATGTATAGAGCAATTGATGCTGAGAGGAAAGCTCTTGCATATGTTCCAAGTGCTGCTAAAATTTGTTCTGTCATTGTTACCTTTCCATCTTTATTTAAATCGGCTTTATCGTGTGCCATTTAATTATCTCCATTTCGGGGCGGGGTGCCCAGGAATTTTGGTTTTACCCAATACTATATTTTACCACTATGCTGATATATCTACAAGCTCACAATTTCCATCTGAGCTACAAGCTAAAGTAGCATTTGTTGAAGTTCCATCCTCTGTCTCATAGAATGACAGATCTTCCCAACGAATATTGCTAGGCATTTTGGACAATAGTTCCTCATACTCTTCTTGTGAAACTTCTTGATAAGGAGCTTGCTTATATGTATGGTCTGAGTGAGGTAGGAAGGAGATTCCAGACACTTCATCAAAGTGCTTGTATACCCATGCTCCTACTTCCATCCACTCATCTTCTTTTACAGAAACTGTAATAGATGGCTTATGTTCACACCATGCTCTCTGATAAACTAACCAGATGTTAAGGTGATCAATAGCTGTTAAGTCATTTCTAACAATTGCACCTTCTGGTGCCTTTACTGGAAATGAAAATACATATGTTTCGTTTGGCTTCATTACATCATCTTCTACTGGAATTCCTACCTCTTTAAGAAATACTGAAATAGGGTCTCCCTTTGATCCACGAACTGTGCGAATGTAGTAAGGTGAATGCCAAGGATGCATTCCAGATGAAACTCCTACTAGCTGTGAAACAGTTCCAGATGGCTTAACGCATGTGATTGATGCAGATGGATTGATTCCAACTTTTGCAGCCTCTAAAGAATTTACTTCTCTTGCACGGGTTCTCATTCTTTGCAAAATGTGTTCTAGTCTTTCCATGTTGTCTCTCTTTACAGCTTCTTCATCATAAACATAGCCAGACCCTTCTTGCATTTCAAAAGAACCAACAGGTCTTGCCTTACCAGCAAAAATTTTGTTTCCAAATTGACCAGTTAAAGAAACACCAAGAAGTCTTTCCTCTTCAGTATTTTCTTTCCAGATATCACGTATATAGTCAAAGTTTGTTAAAGTCGATTGCCATGTTCCAAGAACTGTTGCTAGCTCTACTTTTCTTGTAACAGACTCTTCATCATCGTTTTCACGAATTACAACTTCTGAAAGATTGCAGAACTGATATGGTCTTAAAATAATTTCTGAACATGGGTTAGTTCCGTAGTGAATGTTTGGATCTCGTCCGTACTTTGCTGCCTGTGCTTGCGCTGCTGCAACATTGTAGATTCCACGCTCTCCAGACTTTGAGTCATAAAGAGACTTCCACTCTGCAATAAACTGCTCCATATCTGGTTTGCGAGAATATGCGACTGAGTTGTTAGACAAAGCTCTTTGTGGACTTGCTTCCCACCAGTTACCAGATTTTGCATGTGCCATTTCAATGTCATTGATATTAGAAAGAGAAATCATTGCAGAACGTCTAACTCCACCAACAACTACAACTTCTCCAATCTTGCACATTATGTCGTGTGCTTCAATTGGCTTAAGATTTCTTCCAGCAGCATTTTTAAACTTTGAAATTGTAAAATCAAAGAGATTTACAAGAGGTTGTGGTCCAGATGATCTTCCACCCATTGTCTTTAAACGTGCACCAGCTGGTCTTACATTGGTTACATCGATTGCAGGTATCTTACCGTTCCAAAGATTTTCAAGAAGTGTTCTATATGCAGATGCCCAACCTTGCTTTGAGTCCTCAACTACGATAACATCAGAAACCTTTTCAAACTCGGCGGGGACTGGTGGCAACTGATTAATATACTTATATTCTACTGAGAATCCAACACCTGTTCCACACATTAATACATACATGGTTTCATCAAATGATCTAGGTGAATCTACTGGAAGGAAAGCACAATTGTATCCAGCTACATTGTCTCTTTCTAAAGCTGCACCAGATGTCATCAAAGCTCTCATTGATGGCATTACACTTCTTGTATAAACTGCATTCTTAACATTTGAAACTAGAATTTCGTCTGGTACGTAGTTAAATTTAGTTGAAAGATTATTCAACATAAAGTCAAAATATCTGTCTACAGTTTCTTTCCATGTCTCTCTTCTATTGTCTTCTTCAACCCATCTTGCATATCTTGATAGAGCAATAAAGTTTTCATAAGGATTCTCAATAGTAGTTGAAATTTGATCATTTTCAATGTATGACATTGGTTTTTCTGTAAAGTAAGACATATACGACCTTTTCTCCGCCCTGCGGTGTAATTTTTGTGTGAAGGTCTAGTGTATCAAACTTTTTTTTATAGGTCTAGGGGTTAAGAAAATTTTTTAAATATTGGTTCAAAAGCATTATTAGTTAACTGAATCCAATTATAGTTTTGATGAATCTTAGTTGACTGAGCATAATAATATCCTGAGTAAGCTGGGAAATTAATATCGACATCTCGCATAAGTTCAAGTAGGTGTTGATAGTTTGGTTCAAGTACTTTTCCTTCATGAGGATATGGCCAAGGTGAATCTATCATTTTTGATTTCAATTTTAGTGGACCAAGAAAATTTTCATAGTCTGCCCAACCACTTGTACATATTGTTGGCATTCCAGTTGCTAGTGCTTGAAGCGGAATAAAACCAAAACCTTCTCCATAACTAGGGTAAACTAAAACATCATGATCATAATAAAGTTGAAGTAGTTGACTTTCAGAAAGTTCTTCTGTTATAATATATATATTATTATATATAGTATTAGGTAAACCTATAATTTGTTTATCTATATAATTATTATATATTCTAGTAGTATTATCTTTATATGCTTTAATAGTTAAAGAATAAGCAGGGTTGTTTCCGTATAATTGTGTGAATGCGTCAACTACCATCTGTCCAGCTTTTCTTGGAGCTGGTTCACCAATGTGTAAAAATTTTATTACATTGCTAGACTTTCTTTTTACTGGTTTCCAGACATCAGTAATTCCATGTGGATAAACTTTAACATCTTTAAAACCATTGTCTTCAAAAACATTTGCACACCAGTCAGATGTTGTCCATATTTCATCGCAAGCCAACATTTTATCTCTCCAAGAATCTGGAATTTTTGTAGATTCCCAAGGGGTATATGAAATTTGATATTGATCTCTATGCAGCTTAAAATTAACTGGCTGCGAAAAATTTAATTGTACTGGGGCTTTAGGGTAAGCATAAGGAACAGTGTGACCCAATGACTTTAAGGACTCAACAATGTTTAATCCAGCATAACCATAGCCATTTGAGTTTGTTAAGTTCACGGTTGGCGTATAAAATGATATTTGCATGGATTCCTTTCTAGTCAACTGACTTGACAGCCATTTGCAATCAATGTTATGATTGTAGTTCGTTATCTCTAAAGGAGGAAATGCCAATGGAGAATATAAAACAAAAGCTTAGTGATTTTGTTCATAGTACAACTGCTATAGTAATGATAACATTATTTCTATTCAGTAACAATACTGTGATTGCAATACAGAACTCACAAGCTCTAATAGTAAAACCAAAGACAGAAGTACAACTTAAGAAAGAAACCTTAGAAAAGTACAGCAATACTGTTTATAAGCCTTCTCAGGCTCTGTCAGATGAAGAACTAAAAGATCTTTTGATAGCAGTAGGTTTTGAAGGAAAAGCCCTTAAAACGGCTTGGGCCATTGCCAAAAGGGAGTCCAACGGACGACCAATGGCATATAATGGCAACAGGAATACTGGAGACAGTTCCTATGGAATTTTTCAGATTAATATGTTGGGTAACCTCGGAATTGATCGAAAAGAAAAGTTCGACCTGAAGTCAAATGTACTATTATTTGACCCAGTAATCAACGCAGAGATAACGTATCATATGACTAATGGCGGTGTTAATTGGTCAGCTTGGAAGGGTTTAACCCCAAGAGCACAGGAATTTTATTTAAAGTTCCCAGCAGACACGAAGAAGTAGGAGACTATGCAAAGGATACAGTATGTATCTAAATACATAGCAATGGCTGAAGAAGGCCTTGTTCCGCAATTGGAATGCCCAATGGATCAAGGTCTTCTTTACCCCAATCAGGATTTAGAAGATAATCTTTATCTATACTGCTTATCGTGTAACTATAAAAAATTTATAGGATTTGGCTTTTATGATGATATCGTAAAAGCAGTTAAAAAAGGCGGTTCCAAATGACATGTGAAAGCAATGAATGCAAGTGTCAAAATGAATCACAACCAATCCCCTTAACAGATGCTATGGGGAGAGAAATTTTTTGGGAAGATTTAGGAAGACCAAATGAGTGAAGAACAGTCAACGAATAATCTAGAAGATAATCTTCCTATGGTGACATACATAATGCTCCATAGGATTTATGACCTGCTTACACTAATTTCGAATAAAGTGGTAGGCGGAGAAGATACACAGAAGATGATAAATTATCATGAACAGGGCTATCTGTTAGGTCCTGCCCCAGCGTATACAACAGGAGAAGAAAATGGATAAAGATAGAGACTCAGTTATTAATTTAATGACAAGAGTTTTCCAAAACGGAAACAAAATGATGTGCATTCAATCTGGAATGTCTGAAGAAGAAACTGATGAAAAGATGCAGCAAAGCTTACCATCAATCACATATCTAATGGGATTAATTTTTGACAAGATGGACGAAAACAATCTTATTGTAGAATAATCCTTGACATAGGAAACAATCTATTTTACAATAATATTGTAAGTTGAGCTTTTAGTTCCTTACATGTGCTTAGGCACAACAAAACCCAGTCGGATCCGCCTCTGACTGGGTTTTGTGTTATCTTAATAAAATTGTTCTAAATATGATCTTTCAAATATAAATCCTGTAGTCATGTACCTTGTTCCATTATAAACTTTTGAAACCCCATGCCTGTATTCTTCAGAACCAGGATGACACACCAACATCTTAGCTTTTGGCTTTATAGATATATTTTTGTTTACATAAACTATTTCTCCGCCATCATAGTTGTCGTTATAGTACAAAACATATCCCCTGGTAACGTACTTGCTGTCTTTATGTTCGCCATTATCTGAATGTGGCGGGAGGGCCCAGGCCCAGTTTAATTGGTCGTTAGGAAACATTCTTTGTAAAATTTTAACGGTGTTTGATTCTTCAAGATCATTATCCAGCTCTTCCTTAACCCTTTTAAGTATTGCAGTTAAAGCTGCTTCGGATCCATCTGAAAATACATGTTTATTTTTTCCTTCCCAATAGTTAGCAGTTTCTGATCTATCATGAAGTTCGTCCGCTGAACGAGTCCATCCATTCTCGTCCAAACAATCTTTCATTATAAGAGATAGTTCTTCATCAGTAATGAAATCTTCTATTATGTATATATCATCTATGTAATACTTTTTCATAATTATATTCTATCATTTTGTAGAACATAGTGCGAAAAATAGTGCAAAAAAAGTGCTTCGGCGGCAGAAGAACCCTTTTATTAATTTGGGTGTATAATTATATTACTATGCCAAGACACTTTGCAAAGATGATGTATGGACCTTACTTTTTGAGTGACACACATCCAGAACAACAGCAAGCTATGATGCAGGACAAGATAGAAGACCGTGCCAAAAAGTTTTGGCATGTACTCTTAAAGCCTTTCTCTAAGTTCACCAAATCCTAAAGATACTCCAAAGCGGGGGGAAGAAGCAATAACATTATGCTTTCTCCCATGAGGACAATATAGGATATCTCCTGGGCCAATTACTTTATCAAATTCAATTTCACTATTAGTCTTATCATATATCTGCCATCTGGAATGTCCCTGAAGTTGCCAGAATATAACATTTTCCATATCTATGTGTTCTCCACCATATGCTGATGGATCTGTAGTTAAAGACATATATATCTGATGATCACTTCCTACTTCTTCTGCCAATGGAGATTCATGGAGTACCTCTAATAAATCCTCTAAGGCCTCTCTAACAGCTTTGATCCTATGTGCCTGCCTTATCTTATACCCGCCAAATTTAAATCGCTTCTGACCATACTTCTTGCCACTTTTTACATCTTCATCTAATAATACAAATACTTCATCCCATGTAACTATTGGCAACCCTAGGTCAGTACGATAGTATATATGTCTGTTTTGTATACTTTGTAGTAGATTGATATCATTTTGAAATTTATACATAATTCTAGTCAACTGCTTTATTTAATGTCATTCCAAGATGCAATTAATAGAACTATTATTGGACCAAATATAATTGATGCTTGTAGCCAGTTCATTTTAACCTCCTGTAGGGATACTGGGATTTGAACCCAGACTCTATTGTATATAAGACAAGTGCTTTAACCAGATTAAGCTATATCCCCGTGTACATCTGAAGTAGTAAACCAGATATATGTACGAGTATAACTATAATTCCAATCCTTAGTATTAGCTTCATGGTAAAAACTCCAAAGAGTCATCTCCATATGCAAATCCAGTAATGTAGTATCTAGATCCAGAAGTTACCACCTGAACCTGATGTGGGATATCTCCTCTATGAACTAGCATTGAACCCACCTTTGGTTTAAATGCAATACCTTGATCTGGATAATCTATGTGCCCGCCCTCATATTCATCATTGAGATAAATTACAATACCCCATTTGATTCCAACTTGCTCTGCCCGTTGTCCATATCCATCATCACGATGTAAAGACATTCCAGTATTGGTATCCCATCTTTGAACCCTATACAACCCAGCCATTTTTTCTAAATTTTTAAACATAGGGTAAATTCTGCTACGTAATTTCTCAAACAATGGAGCATACTCTGGAGAGTCTATATTTAGCTGCATTCCACCATCAGCAGTAATATTTTTTTTCGTAATTTCCATGAATTCTGCTATCTCACTATCTGAGATATAATTTTCAAACTCATAGATACCATCTGCAATTAAATTCATCTGAGATCTCCAAATCCTAGCGATGCCCCAAATCTTGGAGTAATAGCTTCTACCTTATGTGGTCTTCCATATGGGCAATAAAGAATATCACCTGGCTCTAGTATAACATCTACATCAATTAAATCACATGAGACGTTTTCTAGATCTTCATATTCTCCCGCTTTATAAATTGTCCATCTTGACTTGCCTTCAATATTCCAGAAGATCACATTTTCAGTATCCTGATGTAGCTTCCAATATGTTCCATCCTGAGTAGTGATATTCATGTATAAATGTGTAGATCTACCCTCAACCTCAAGTTGATAGTTTGATTCTGTAAAAATTTCTAATAATTTTTTTTGTGCATCTGCAATTCCTGGAATACGCATTGCATTTAGAATTCTAAATCCACCATTCTCATATCGCTTTTGTCCATACAGGTTCCCCGCCTTTACATCCTGATCTAAGATTCTGAATGCGTCATCCCATTTGATCTTTGGTAGCCCCGCCACATTTTTTGCAACATGAACAGTAGCGTTGTTAAAAGCTGATCTAAATTCAGCGTCATCAAAGATATCAAAAAGGGCCATGTCTCTAGTATAGCATTTGTGTTTCACGTGAAACAAGTTCTGGTCAACTACTATTTCAGATTTGAGAAAATGTTAATATTTATTTTTCTTGTATGATACACACCTAAAAAAAGAAAGCAAAATCTTGATAGTCCGCCCATATTGTCCTCAATGTCCGATTTATACACTAAAAAAGTCGTGTGATGTGCCTCACAATGTCCGAATTGCACCCTTTTCGAGTTGATATTTGTCAGACCCCCGTGTTATGATTTATATATAAAGAAAAACAAACGAAAGGAGTCAAAAATGACTCAACTTACAGAAACACTATTCTCAACAATAGTTCATGACTACCATAACGGCGGAGTAAAATCCTCATATGGATTAGATAACTACACACGCAAGGAAATCCTTGCCTACCTTATCCGCTCTAAGGGTTGCGAGTGCATAAACTGTCTGTGATAGACATCACACGCAATACCCTTGCAAATGTCAGACTTATCTGATACCTTTATCTTATTGAACTACTAAAGAAAGAAGAAACAAATGTCATACTCATTCGATACTAATACCGCCTCTAAGTGGGACACAATTCAAGAAGATGTCGCAGACATGTACCTTGAAGAAGAAGAAACAGAAGAAGAAGATTTCTTCGGATTTGGTAGGTCTATCGAAACAGACCACCTAACAGATGAACAGATTGACACACTACTAACCACTATCGATTGGAACTAATCTAATGACTATCACTTACTCAATTTGGCAAGGCTCTAAACTAATCTCTATCGACAATGTAGCGCATGAGGCTAAGGCTATTGACCACCTAATCCAATCTCTTAACGCTAGCGAATTAGGCAAGGTTAAGAAATTTACCGCTAATGTGCAAAACATAAAGGTAGGGGCTAACTAATGACTATTGAACTAGATAACTATGGTTTCATGCTAGATACAGAATGGTGCTATGTTGCACTATCATGGCAACTACTAATCACCACCGCCCTACTAGTAACCGCTTACAAGATTTACAAGAGAAAGAAAAATAAGTAATGAACAGACTACTAACTACTATCGTGCAACTATCTATCGCTATCCCCGCCCTATACATGATGAGGATCGTGTATCATGATTTCAAGGCGGAGATGCGTGAGATGTGGCAAGAATCACACTAGCCTAACGGCGTGTCGGCTTGACAATGTCAAGCTGGCCCGCAAAGGCGCGGGGTCGGGCGTGTCGTTATGAACATGTTATAAAATCCCCTGAAATTTACGGCGTGTCGATTTGACAGACAAAACGGACATATTGGTGTGATGCTTATCACAATACCCACGCTCCACATAGTGAGACAATTACCCCTAGGATTGGAAAATGTCAGTGCCTTTTGGTACAATACTCTTATAACAACAACGAAAGAAGGTCAATTCATGAACCTAGATGAATTCCGTGCCCATGTAGAGGCAACCCGTCAAGCAAGCAAGGCAGAAGCCTTGTCAGTCCTATCTGCTACAATGTCCGTATCAACAACAACGAAAGGTGACAACTAATGTCAGCAAATGTCTATTCAATTCCCGATTTACTAATCGGCAAAATCTATCGCTCTAATTCTCTTACTGGAGAAATCATCTCAGCGGAAATCCACCCACAAGCGGTTTGGTATGAAGGCGCAGAAGCGTATCGTGTTGAGGTGCGTGACCAATTAAAGGGCGGTTACACTTATCGCTCAGTAGCAGTTAAGGTAGGTGAATAATGGGACACATTGAATTTTTCCGTCTTGATGATGAAGGTGCTGGCTGGGTAGATTTATCCGAAGCAACACCAGATGAATTGTTTAATCTTGAAAT